AATGTCTGGTCTCTATCCATACGTTCTACCCAATAGTTAGCTGCAATAGCCAAAGCATCTATTTGGTCATCATGTCTTAATGCTCCTTTATCCCTAGTTATCCTAGTCATTTGTCTAAATAACTGGTGGTCAGGTTCTAATTTAAAGTCTTCTTTAACAAGTAAATCATCAATAACTAACCTATGACTATTCATAATAGGCTCTAAAGTATCAATAATACGCTTTTCTTTCTGTATATTATGTCTAACTTCTTCTATTTCACAAGGGTGAATCTTAGCCATTACAGGTTTTAATAAAGCTGTTGCCATACCATCACCAAAGTTACTCTCAATAACTACATAGTTAACTTCTTGTTCTTTAGCAATATAAGACAATCTAGCCAAAGTATCTTCTGAATAACCACCATCTAATGAACCAATAGCAGTCAAATATAAGACACCATGTAACATCTTTAATACAGCATAAGCTGTCTTGTCTTCACCCCTTCCAGATGGGTCTATAGACATCACAGAGCCCTCAAATTTAGTGAATTCAGGGCTGGTGTACATTGGAGCCACATAATAATCGCCTTTAAGCCCAACGTTAGGTAAATCAGGGTTTATAGCCTTAATTTGTTCTACTCCAGATGCCCATTGTATCTTAGCTGGTGCTTCTTTCCATGTAGAACATCCAGACATAACAATTAAATCGTTTAACTTTAATGGGTATCTATTAGCGTCAGACATAGTAGTGTCTAACATAAACTGTAAATTAAATCCAGATTTACCGTAAGACGATTGTCTTTCTAACAAATCAACTGCATCAAATCTCTTAGGGTCTGTAGGTTGACCTACTTTATCTGTAACAGAAGCTATCATAGGAGCTATTTTATGACCAAAACCTATCATTTGTGTCTTATCTGGGTATAAAGCAGTCCATATTCTAGTCTTATAACCACGTTCTTCAAGGTCATTATACAATGACATCTCTGTTTGTGGTGTGCCTAAGAAGATAATCCTACCTATTTCAGGCTTGATAATCGCATCAAATTCTTTAACTGTCTCACCTAATCTATCACGCATAAGCTGCGTTTGTGAGTTATTCGCAGATTCTACGTCATCCGCAATGATTAAATCAGCCCTAGAACCTGTTAATTGACCCGTAATACCCATAGATTTAACAGATGGTGCATGAGATGCAGTCGCTGGTGCAACATCAAAGCTAACTTTAGAACTTCTTTGGTTATCTTTAGGTACCAAATGCTTTAATATTGGCATTTCACTAATAAGTCTTTGTGTAAATGTACTAAAGTCATCTGCTCTTGATTTACTAGCAGATACCACTAAAATATTTCTTTGTGGGTTTAATAAAAGCTGGTGACAGACAAATGCTGATGTAATCCAAGACTTACCTACGCCCCTAAAGGCCTCAATAACAAGTCTTTTCTCTTTAGACTGTAAATAATCAGCTATATCGTACTGTATCGGTGTTGGTTCTGGTAAATTTAAGTGTTTCCAACAAAGATATAAAAAGTTTTTAAAGTTTTTTATTCTATTATCCATCTATATCAAATGGCACATCATCTAAGATGTTGTCAGGTTTCTTTTGTAAACTCTGAGAACTATAAGTTTTACATACATCTAAACATACTTTCATTTCTGAAGCAGTTAAATCTTGTCCTGATTTAAGCTTTGCATAAGCATGCGAAACTAATAATTCTGGTAATTCTTTAATAATTTTATCAATGGTAGATTGATTATTACATTGACATGAGGAATATTCTTTTCCACATGAGCATGATTTCATCTCTACAGGCCTATTTACCACGGCCTTGTCCTCTATAATCATTTTTGTCCTTCTTTGAGTGTCTGCCTTTTCGTTTTATTCTCTTTCTAGGAGAAAATACTTGTTGTGCTTTCTTAGCCATTACTATAGAGACAGCAATAAAAGAGAATAAATTACAAAAGCAATTATTTTATATTTATTAGCAATTACTTTTGCTTTAATATCTTCTGGTGTATATCCAAATATTATCATTATTTTTTTCCTTTAGGTTTTTTAAGATTACAAACATATAGTTCTTTCCAAAGCTTATTTTCCCATCTACTTACAATAGTTAATAAACATCTTAGAAATTTTCTATACATTAATTACCTCATTAGTTACATCCCAGTATATTTAAAGGGATTTAAGTTATCAATATCTTTTTGCATGTTTTTACATTTACATGATTTTAATAGACAACAAATGCCTATCCATAATTTATATATACAATTATTCATAATTTAAAAAAAGTGATGTGAAAATATATACCACATAATTAAATATATTATAAAAAAAGTCAGTGGTTTCATACCTTTTTTATTATTGTTTTCATTTTTATTTATCCCAAAAGGGTCATCTCCAAATGTCATTTTTTATACTTATCTAACATATTCATACCGAAACTACCACAATATACAATTAATATTGCATATAATAGTTCGCTTGGTGCGGATTTTATAATCTCAAAACCTTTAATCATAAAAGGTTGCATACTAGGAATAAAACACATAGATATTCCAAAAGTTGTAAATATAGTTAACCATTCATCTTTCCAAGATTTCTCACTAGAAATAACTTGTTGTAATTGAACTGTTTTTGCAGCTTCAATTTCAGCTATTCTTTCTATTTTTTTAACTTCTAAATGATGTTGTACAGCACCAATAGTCTTGTCAACAACAAGTTTTGCTATTGGATTTTTAAATAGGAAGCCTAATATAGGTAGCATTTTGATATTTTGATTTCTCACAAGTTAATGTTAATGCAATATTTCTAGCAATTAAATCAAGATTCATATAATCAATAATTTCTTCACCAGCTTTAAAACATTCTTCATAAGTAGAATACATCATTGGTATTTCACCTTTGATACATAAATCTAAATTATTAACACCCATAGATAAAAAACATATTACAGCAGTTAATTTAAACATTAAGGTAATAATATGTCTTTTATAATAATTATAAATTGTCCAAAAACCATAAAACCAACAGTCCACATTACTTTGCGTATGCTTGCTATATCTTGCTCAATGTGTGTTAAATGATTTGTTTCAATAATTTCAATTGATTGGCGAATTAATTTTATATCTCCTTTAACTCTCTCAATTTCAATGTTGAGGTCATGTATTTGTTTCATAATTTTAATGCAGAATTGCTCCTTGTTTGCTTATAAATTCCAATTCATCTTCTGTATATGGAAACATATTAATTTGTACCTTTTTCTATTTTTTTGTACCAACAAACACATTTCTTGTTGTGAAAGATAATACAAATTAGTTTTTTTATTTTTTTCATAATTATGGTTTCGTAGGAAATACAACAGCTTTCACTTCATCTACTGTTAGTAATCCTTCAGTTATATCTCTCAATGCTTGTCTGTATGCAGACATTTCTGGAGATAAGGTTTGGTCAGATAACGCTAAATAATCTGTAGCAGATAATAAAGCATTTCTTTTTTGTCTTAAATCATTCATGGCTCTTTGATATGCACCACCTAACCAAGCTGATTCTTCTGCTTGTCTTTGTGCAATTTCTTCTGCGGTTAGAGGTACTTGAATACCATTTACTATTTTATGTTCCATATGTTCTCCTATATATTAGTTAATGCCAAACATCAATATCTTACCAGCATCTATGTTTCCGCTAGCCATTTGAAATTTAATGTTTGTTAAATCGTTAGTGTCATTAAAATACCCAGCTTTATATTCATCAACAGAATAATTATCTCCTTGATATGTTTGTGACCTATTAATAAAATGTTTAACATAGGTTGTAGAACTTGGATTAAATAAATGTAAATATCCAACACAACATTCATCAGCACCATTACCTACAGTATTACTTATTTTTATAAGTCCTGTACCTTGTGCTTGGTCTGCACCTGATTCATAACCTAATCCTAAAGCAGAATCACTTTCAGTATGATATGCAGAAAAATCTGTAGTAGTAACAGTAGTTGCATAAGTACTACCACCATCTGTACTACCTTGAAAAGTAAAATATTGTTTATCAGTTTGAGGATGTATATTCACAAAGAAGAACTTATACTCCTTATAATTCCCCAATGAAAATTCTATACTAGCAGAAGATGAAGCAGTAGCACTAGATACTAATACCATATCTCCTAGAGCAACTGGAAGTGTAGTTACATTTGCGACAGCTTTATTATTTAATTTAGTTAGTGCCATTATTTAATCCCATACATTTTAATTGTTCCTGCGTCTATGTTGCCTGATGA